TTCGTAACGCACGTTGTCAGTGGCGGTGTCAATATAATTATTACTGTATCTTTTGACATTGCCGCCACTTCTACGCAAGTTCCACAGCAGCATGCCTTTTGGATATAGGCTTGGATCTGGACAGTCAAAATCTACATAGTTGCTTACCAACAGATCTTTGATAGTGGCTGCTGTGTTGCCTGAAGCGCCACTTGATCCATATCGAGCATCTGCAAACAAAATACCGTCTTCTGTGGTCTGATCAGTTTTGTCAACTAGTACAAATTCCAAGGCCAAACCATCATAACGATAGATAGTTGGGAAGTTTTCTAGATCGGCTGTGCTGATCCACAAGTCACCGTTTTTCAAATCTGTTCCGTCGCTTTGTTTTGTTGGCTCGCTAGCCGCTACAATTGGACCGTTTGGATCTGTCTTGTCGCCTGCTGCGTTTGCAAAGTATGGACTGTTTCCTGGTTGGCCATTGACTCCGTATTTGTACCCAACCCAGACATCACCGTTGTGTACCATGATATCTACTTGATCAAACACCGGAGTGTACCACAGTTGTCCGTCTTGTGGTTCGGCCAAAGGTGCAATGGCTGATGCAGCAAAATCTTCTGCAGCCAACGGAATCCAATTTGTTGCAACAAAAGTTTCTGCAGCACCAGAACCTGGTGTGTACATATTCTGTGTACCATTGCCTGTGTCGATGTTATAGGCAGTGAATATATCACTTATCGGTGCGCCAGTGCCATCTGTGAAACGTATGTCACCACCTTCTTTGTGAATGATTTGCACTGCATTGTCTGTGGTCACAGAAGCTTCAACAGTGGTGCTGCCCACAGCATTTATTGCTGTGGCCATTAGTTCTGCATCGCCTACTGCGCCTGTAGCAGTAAAGCTCACTGAGCTAGCAGTATCCAATGTCAAATTGCCTTTGCTGGATGCTTTGAATGTGAATGTGTTTAAGCCTACACTAAATGTGCCAGAAATTATAGGATTAGATGTCACCACGGTGTTGCCTGTGGTTGCTCTTTTAAAAATTCTAAATGATGCAGTTTCTGGTGACGTGTCGTAGTTGCTGTTTTCATCGCTGTTGCTTTGAACAAACAAATTATCTGTTGCGATACCTTGTCCACCACCACTGCGATCTAGATAATACAAGGCAGCGTGTGTGCTTGAATAAACAGGAGCAGAATATGTTACCCAAGTTTTGGTAGCTGAATTCCATTGTTTGACAATGTATCTTGCTCCAAAGTTAGGTTCAGTGGTCTTGATCCACACACTGCCTGTTGGACGTGGTTTAGTGTTTGTTGATTTCCACTCTGGTACACTGGTGTGCGGTGTCTGTTGTATTGCTGGTCCGTAAAATGTACCAGTAGTAATACCTAACTGTCCAAGTGCTATGACAGAATTTGTGCCGCCGCCAGTAATAGTGATAGCGTTTGCTAGAGCAGAGTCACCATCTGTTTCTGTGGCTCCGTCTGTGTAAAAATATAATCTGCTGTTCAGTGCCACGGCTCTTACGCCAGTAACTAATCCGCTACCGCTGTTGAAGTAGTTCACAAAGGCTGTAAGCGAAGCACCGCCTGGCATTGTCAATAGTGTGCCATTGATGGAAAAAGTATTGCTTGCTGTGACTGTGGTTACAGTGCTGGATCCCGACACTGTGGGATGACTTCCTGCCCAATCTTGGCTACCAACTTCTACCCAATGATCGCCACCTAGCAGAGCTTGATTGCGTTTGTAGTAAATTTTAATTGCTTCTTTGGCAAGGCTAAATCCTGCGTCACCTGTGTCGCCTATGGTCTGTGCCACTACGGCATAGTCGCCAACAGCGCCCACAGAATCTCTTGGAGCATTTGTGCCTGAATTTATTTTTGCACTGTCATCATCAGTGAGTACTAGAGGAATCTTCAGTGCAAACTTTTGGCCGCCTGTGGTTGATGCAGCGGCTGAATTCCATTCTTGAATACCATATGATGTTGCTCTAGTATCAAACCACCATTGTCCGTCGACTGGTTCTGCTCCGGGTGCGGAAGTTTGGCCTTGCAGTTCATCAAGATCAACATCTGCACGTACTATAAATACAGAATTTGAAACGCCTAAAAAGCTGTAAGCTGCCAGTAGTCCGTATTCGTTTCTTTCGCCACCGTGTATGGGGCTTGAAGAAGCTGTCTTTTCGAAGAACGGCACACCATATGTGTCGACCAATTCTCTTTGGCTGGTAATTTTAAATACCTTGCCAGCATTTACTTGTGTGGTACCAGCAGCAGTGCCTGTGCCTGCTGCATTAGATTTACTTTCTGCGGTAGCTATAACGATAAGAGGAGTTGTACCAGGTTCTGCTGGTGTATAAAAACTCTCGTCGATTACCGTAACTTGTACGCCTGGTGATATTAGTGCCATCCCATTTTCTCCTGGTAATAGTTGCTCATATTATTTAGCGGTATCCGCTAAAATTGGCCTGTTATACTATATGAAAAAGGGGCTGAAAAGGTGTAAATAGTTTTATGAGACCGCTTTGTAGGTGCGGGCAACGACCCCGTGCTGTTAATTATAAAAAGAACGACAAGATCTATTATAGATCATTGTGCGAAATCTGCATGGCTCACGGAGTTAATCATGGAATACCACGCTGGTTTAGAGCAGGGTATAGGATAAAAAATCAATGCGACAAGTGCGGATTTAAATCAATACATGCAGAAGTTTTTAGAGTATTCCATGTTGATGCTAATTTAGACAATTGTCGTCATAGCAATCTAAAAACAGTATGCTCCAATTGTGTTAGCATATTAAGCAAAGACGGTATTATCTGGAGGCAGGGCGATCTTGTCGCCGATTACTAGGCCCTCTGATCTATTGTATAGTTCGTCAATAGACCCGTTGTTGTCAAGTACTCCGTCAAACTCACACCCAATCCAAGCCCATTCGCTAGCATGAATTTTTTTCATCTTCATGGCATTTAGTCCCATATTGCTACCACTGTTGGCTAACACAGCATCATCATACCAGTCTGGTAGATCACCACGTTGCACCCAATAGATCTTGCCACCTGCTTTTTTAATAGCTTCAATTTCGTTGGGGAAACGGCAGTCTGAAATCACCACGTGATCTTGTGAATTGCGTATTTTATTTTCTAGGCTAGCAATCCAGATATCATCGTGAAATGCCTTACGACAAACTTCAGTACCCCAGTATTGCAATACCCATCTCGGAGTCAATGTAGGCATATCAAGTCTAGCGGCCCACCATGGATCAACTTGTTCTCGCCATTCGCGGGCCGATTTAGTACGACCTTCTAGCATGGTACGATCCCAACCAAACACCGCAGCCACAGCGTCTTTGAGTGTGGATGCAAAACTCTCTCGTCTAAATTCGTGGAAGTTAACTAGATAGTCAGCCACTGTGTCCTTGCCTGAACCAATAAACCCGCAAATTCCAATAATCATAATTGTCTCCTATAAGCAATTATACTATAGAATTAGCACAAGGTCAAGACATTAGCCTATAATAAATGTATACCCAGATCCACCCGAGACCAACATTTCTAATTCTTTGGTTAGCCGCTCTAGATCAGCAGTGGCTTCTGATTTCATAGCAGCTCCGTTGAGACTGGATCCACCGCCTGGTCCTGCTATCTGCGCAAACTTTTCACGTGCTTGACCCAGCATCATTTTGCAGTTGGCCAAGGTGTAGTCCTTGATCCATTGGCCTGAATAGGTGTCTTCGATTATGGCAAAATCAGGTTTGGTATTGTATACCTGTATCATGACTTCTTCAAAACCACGGGGACGTTGTAGTATGGTCAGCTTTCGGCTCTGTGGATGCCAATTGAAACCAATAAATGATCCAAACATCTTACCTACTAGTTCTTGATATTGGCTGAACAATTCATAGGTCAACAGCCCGCCCATGTTGGTTGATGATAACAAATAGGTGTTGGTATAGGCCATGTTAAATGGCTCAAATACTGTGCCGCCTGAGCCGTTGCCACTTCTTGAACCAATGCTTCTGCGGAAGATTTGGCGTACCTGCTGCACTTCTTTGGGCAGGATATAGTCGTTGGTGTCTTTTTCAAGAGTCAAAAACATATAGCTTTCTTCCACAGCATTGTCTGAACGTTGACGGAAAACGCCTAGACTGCGGTTCAATGCAGTTTCGTAGTGTATGGGGTCTAGTTCTACATCTATCATGCCTTCTCCCAGCATGGTTCTGCAGTAGTCAAAAACACCCTGTTTGGATTGATCAATTTGGCTCATACTGTTATTTATAAATATATGACTATGCCAAGACTCTCACTATATCGGCCCGAAAAAGGCAACGACTATAAATTCATTGATAAAACTGCCTGGGAAATGTTCCAAGTGGGCGGTACCGACGTGCTGGTTCACAAGTACATTGGTCCTGGAAGCAGTACAGAAGCCACAGATACCACACCTAATTATGTGGGTAACAGTGTCAGCAACATACAGGATCTATTGTTTTTAGAAAATAGAGATCGCAAATACGACACTGACATTTATCAATTGCGAGGGGTATACAGTCTGCAGGACATAGATTTCAACCTAAGTCAATTTGGTTTATTCCTACAAAATGACACAATTTTTATCACATTTCATATTAATGACACTGTGGAAAAACTAGGTAGAAAAATAATATCCGGCGATGTTATAGAACTTCCGCATCTCAAAGACGAATATGCACTAAATGATTTTCAATTTGCTCTGAAGCGTTTCTTTGTGGTAGAAGAAGTTAACCGAGCAGCTGAGGGATTTTCAGTAACGTGGTACCCGCATTTATATCGTGCAAAATGCAAACCTCTGGTAGACAGCCAAGAATTCAAAGAAATTCTAGATGGAGCCGCTGGAGAAGGCAGCGATCAATCACTGCGTGATATCATGAGCACCTATGAGAAGGAAATGCAGATCACCCAGGCAGTGTTGAATCAAGCAGAATCTGATGCGCCCAAGAGTGGCTACGATACCACTCGCCATTACATGATTCAGAAAGATACCAATGGCAACATAGAATTAGTTGATGCATCTTTGACCACGTCATTGGCCAGTTTCCAAACGCAGGCCACTGATGCCGAAGGCAATCTATTGTTCGACCAAAACAACGATCCAATATATGTTGGCAACACAGCCAGCACCATATACCAAAGTCCGGAATATGATGGTCCCATGACAGGTGATGGCGATGGCATACCTCCTAACGGCGCACCATTTTCAGCTGGCATTAGTTTTCCTCTGCAGCCAAGCGTTGGTCAATTTTGTCTACGCAATGATTTTTTACCTAAACGTCTGTTTCGATACAACGGCTCACGCTGGGTAAAAGTAGAAGATGTTACTAGGATGACCATGAGCAATATGGGTGCCGAAGATGTGGCAGCAGGTGGGTCTCCTAATGATGTGTTCCTTGACAAGGATATACGACTCACACACAAAACCAGTTTTATCAATAACAATACAGAGTCAGTATTAAATGGTAAACCAATCAAAGAAAAACAAAGCCTCAGCAAGGCTCTTAGACCCAAGGCGGACGAGTAATGGATTATTTTTACGATGCGCAGATAAGACGATATGTCACACAGTTCATGCGAATCTTTATTGGATTCAAGTATAAAACCGGTGACGACACTCTGCGCCATGTGCCTGTGATGTATGGCGATCTTACTAGGCAAGTGGCCAGTATAATCAAAGACAACAGCGAAAACAAGATGTCAACTGTGCCAAAAATTGCCTGTTATATTTCAGGACTTGAGCTGGACACGTCTAGACTGGCTGATGCAAGTTTCGTCAGCAAACTCAACATTAGTGAACGTGCCTATGACAATGTTGCCGGCGAAATCAATTATAAAAATTATCAAGGAGCAGGATACACAGTAGAAAGACTGATGCCTACTCCCTTTAAACTGACAATGAAAGCGGATATATGGACGTCAAACACTGATCAAAAATTACAGCTAATGGAACAGATTTTGGTTTTGTTCAACCCCAGCTTGGAAATACAAACCACAGACAACTACATTGACTGGACCAGCCTAAGTGTGATCGATTTATCCACATTAAACTTCAGTTCAAGAACAATACCACAGGGCAATGATTCGGAAATAGACATCTGTTCAATGGAATTTAAAATGCCCGTATACATTTCACCGCCAACCAAAGTGAAAAAACTTGGTGTGGTTAGAAATATTGTTGCAAATATCTTTGCCGAAAACGGTGATACTCTAGCATTAGATGATTTAATCTACTCAGGCAGCGGAAATCCGATAGAAACTAAAAATGTAACTGGTAATTTTAGAGTGCTGTTGTTGAAAAGCAACAACAATCAAGCCAATGATTATGATGTGTCCATAGTAGCTCCCAATGAAGTCTTGCTGGCCAACGGACTCGAACCGCCAACTAAAACCGGTGATCCTATCAATTGGAATACTATTATTGAGCTGTATGGTGGCTATATCAATGGCATTAGCAAAATATTTTTCTTACAAGCAGATGGTAATGAAATGGGCGGCACGTTTGTGGTCAACGAAATTGACCCCACCCACCTGTTGGTAAATCTAGAGGACAAGCCGTCTAACACTGTGATAGTGAGTTCGGTGTACCCCAGTGGTAGAACCACCATAGATGCCATAGTGGATCCCTACAAGTTTAATCCCAAGCGTCCTAATAAAGAAACTACAGATCAACCATTGATCGCAGGCACAAGATATTTGGTGTTGGATGATGTTAACAATAGTTCAAACGTGGGCACACAGGTTGATACTCCGCCATTCAATCCCACATTCAACTACGACGGCCCAGATGGTTGGAAAAATCTCAACAGCAGCGATCCTGTGATTATAGCTAATTCTATCAATGAATGGAGTGGCGCAGCTTGGATTAACCTTATGCCAGAATGGGTGGTATCTACTCCTAGTCCGTCTACTGCGGCGCTTATAGCCTATGCTGTGAATCAGATTGTGATTTACGATGGGGTGGCCTACAAGGCCAATGTCAACATCACTCAGATTGAAAACACAGATATTCCAGAAAGCAATGATAAATTTAACAGGATCAGTCTACTGTTCCAAAATTTAAAAACTGGAGTACAGTATCGTTGGGGCAGTGACGGTCAATGGATGAAGAGTTTTGAGGGAGAGTATGCATCAGGATACTGGAGGTTTGATCTAGATCCTGTATAAGTACAAGATGCAACAACGTGCCGGACTGCTTTTTCTTGCTAGAACCACTAGCAGAATCTTACTGATCCTTGAAGATCAAAAATGGACTGTGCCCACATTTCCTAGAAATTCAACACTGTTGGAAGATGCTGAACAGTTGATGTCTAGGTACGCTGTTGGTAGGATACTGCCCATTGAACTGTATCTTTCTGAAGATCGAGGATTTGAATACGGCACATATGTGTGCCTCACTGATCTAGAGTTTTTAACGGATGCAAGTGACACAATCTGTTGGGCTAATGTTGATTGTCTTCCCAAGAATCTACATGGTGGATTAAAGACCACATTGAACAATCAGCTGATTAGAGCTAAAATTGATACTATACTGGTGCTAGAAAATGATGCTAAAAATACAAAATAGTCAACGTTTCAAAGAAGATTATTCTAATTTTCAAAAAAAGATCACAGACATTTCAGATACTGAAAAACAAGATGAGTTGAGCAAGCTGCTTGCAGAATTCAAGAATACAGTTATCTACATTGATCGATGCCATGAACAGATGTTCATTAACGGCAAAATAAATTCTGAAGTTTCTGAACTAAGACAAGAATTGATAAAAATCAAATCTCAGTTAGAACAGAAACTGGCCAACTACCGATCAACGTCAATTATGCCTGAGCTTCACCCCAACGCAGAATAAGTGAAGCAGGAGTTGCTGTACCCGATACCTTATAGACATTGATGGCCAGCACATCTGGTCCATTGGGGAACGCACCTCTACCACCAATTGCTGTTGTGGTCAACTCTTTCAATTCCAGCAAACTCAGTTCTGTGGTATTACCTGGATTTGCCACGAATGAAAACACCTGTTCTCCTGGCAGCGCAAACTGCGGATCTCCAAACTGGAATGTCACTGTGGCTGCTGCACCCACAGCAGTGTTCAAGTTCTGCGTGAACGACGTTCTAATCACTGTGGTAGCACCTAGTCTACGTGTGGACACAGCAGATACAGATGTTCCCGCTGAAAATTGAGTAAATGATGTGGCCACTCGTGTGCTCACACTGGCACCAGATGAATTCCAGGTAGCGTTGGTAAAGAACAAAAAGTTTGTGCCTGAATATGATGCTGTGGTACCTGAAGCAGTGACTGTGGTTGTCACATTGGTATTAGCACCAATAGAGGCGTTGGCAGCGGTGTTCATGATGATTCGCGTATAAGCCACTCCACTCACTGTGGCATAGGATGAAGTCACACTGCTTGCAGTTTGACCACTGATCACATATGTTGTAGCACTCAGTGAGTCGCCTGCCAACACATTAGAAGTGGTTGCATCGGTATTTGTTATCAAGAAATCTGTTCTTCCCGCCAAAAACGCCCTAGAATAGCTAACAGAAATACTGTTGGTTATGGTTATGGTTTGATTGGTATTTATAGGACTGCTGGAATTGGCCACTGCTGTCATTACAATTCTTGTATAGGCAGTGCCTAGATAGGCTCTGGTTATACTGGCAATGGTCTGACCGCCGGTTACTCTACTAGTTAAGAAAACACCATCACCGACTCTCAAAGGAGTTGCTGTGATTAAATCGTAAGCAGAGTTTAAAATATAAAAATCAGTTCTGGCACTGCTGACTGCAAGTCCTGAAATATCTATGCCGGTAGGTAATGCTATAGCAGTCACAGTCTGTGTGACTGTGGGGAAACCTCTGGCTGTGATAGTGGTCTGCAATGCTCCCTGCACTGTGGCAGTGGTAGTTGAGCTAGGTACACCACCCCAGTTGATAGATCCTCCTAGTGCTACTTGAGCAAAACTTGGCTGGCCGCCAGCGGCAGCACTTGACAAGCCCGTGAAAGTCACATTGCTGGGACTGGCAGGATAGTTTCTAGGATTCAAAACTCCTTCAATAACGA